CCGATCCGGCCGCCGAGCGCCGCCGGCCGGCCGACGCGGGCGGCGCTGACGGCCTTGCCGGCGAGGACGTCCGGGGAGAGGAACAGGCGGGCGAGCGCGTCCGCGGAACCGGAGAAGAACTGGTAGGCGTCGGTGCCGACGAAACGCTCGACCTCCTCTTCGTCCAGGATGTCCTTGGTGCCGAACATGAGGACGAGCGCCTGGCCGGGGCTGCGGGACTGGGCGATCTCGTTGGCTTTGCGCCACGTGTCGACGTCGAACAGGGCGACGATCCCCCCGAGGGGACCGCCGCCGATGCCCTGTTGGGCCTGCCAGGTGGGGGAATCGGCGAGTGAACCGGCGGTGAACGCCATCGACAGCGGCTCGGCGACCCCTTCCCGGTAGGCGGTCTCNAGACCCCGGTTGATGGTTTGCAGTGGGCCGCGCAGGTGCTCCCGGCCGGGGATGGCGCCGATGACCGCACCGAAACCTTCCTCGGGGCCGAAGATGTTCCCGGCGAACTGGGCGGTGCGGGACGTGACGGTGGCGTTGATCGTGCCGAGGATGCCGTCGACGTCGTCGTCGACAAACGGGGCGCGGGCGAGGTCCCACACCAAACCCGGGATGGCTTGTGCGCCACCACCGATGCCGGTGACGAACCGGTGGATACGGTCGAGGAAACCCACGGGTCAGGTCTCGGTGCGTTCGTAGTAGTCGGGCGGGAGCTGGGAGCGGATGCGACGGTAGAGCTGCCGCACCTCCGGCGAGGAACCGGGCCGTGAGGCGAGGATCTCAAGGACGGGGAGCATCTGCGCCCACAGCACCACGGACGGGTCGGGTCCCTGCGGCATGGCCGGCAGTGCCTCGGGACCGGGGCCGGGGCCGACCGGCAGCCCGGCGGTGACCGGCTCGGCGGGCCGGCTGCTGGGCGCCGCGAAGAGCCCGCCCTGCGGGGGCGGCTGGACCTGCTGGGCGGCTTCGACGAACGCGGCGAGGTCCGGTTGACCGCCCCGACCGCCGGCCGCTTGCTGGGCGCGTTCGGCGGCGGCCACGAGCGTGTCGGTGGACCGGTCCGGCAGCGGCGCGACCCGCTGCGCCTCCTCGTTGCGTTTCCGGGACCCGTAGGGGCCGCCGGTGTAGGAGACGGGGGCCTGGGCGGGCCCGCCGGGTGCGGCGACCGGCGGCAGGTCGGTGCGGTTGCGGCGGGGGCCGGGGCGTGGCTTGCGAGGCACGGCTCAGCCTCCTGCGGGTCCACCGCCAGGTGGGGCGGCCATGAGAGCGGCGATGACCTGCTCGAACTGTTCGGGGTTGGACGGGGGTGCGCCCTGCTCTGCGGGTGGGAGCGCCATCTGGCCGCCGGCCTCGGGGGCGTTGAGGCCGGGCATGGCACCGGGTGGGAGCACCTGGTCGGGGGCGATCGGCCCCTGCGCGGCGGTGGCCTGCCGCTCCTGGGCCTCCTGCTGGGCCTGGGCGATCGCGTCCTCGATCATCTTGCCTTCGCGCACCAGCTCCCGGACCCGGGCCAGGTCGGTCCAGGCCATCTGCCCGGAGGCGACGAGCTGCACACCGGACATGACGATGGCGTCGTCGAGGGCTTCCTCGATGAGCGCGCGCTCCTCCGCGTCGGGGTTGTCGACGAGCGGGTGCTTGGCCATGCCGGTGCGCCGGGAGAGCATCCGGGCCTGGTTGAGCGCCGCGATGGCGACCGTGGCGTTCTGGGCGTCCATGCCCGGCATCGGGTAGGCGACCACCGACTTGCGGGTCTCGGTCCAGATGTCAACAGGCCGGTAGGTGACGTGCCGGTTGGTGCCCTCCCAGCCGGAGAACACCGTGTACTTGCGTCTCGGCCAGTAGCCGAGCTCGGTGGCGGCCACGGCCTCGTTGATGACCTCGAGGGCGTAGCCGATGATCCGGTGGGCCTCCTTGAGCCGCGGGTCGACCGAGTAGGAGGCGAGCTGGGTGACGGTCTGGCCGGAGCGGATCGACCCGGTGGACTCGCCTTGGAAGACCGCCGGGTTGCCGGAGGAGAGCCGGGCGGCCCGCTCGAGGTTCGACATCTGCACCTGGGTNTGCGGGCCGGGGGCGAGGTTGAGGGTCTGGACGGTCCGGGCGTTCTGGACCAGGTTCACCTTGCCGGTGCGCCCGTCGTGGAACTGGCCGCCGACGATCTCGGGCTCCTGGCCGTTCTCGCCGAGCACGACGAGGTGCGGGAACACGGCCTTCTCGGAGGCGATGAAGTCGAGGGCGGCGAGCTTGTTGAGCACNTCGGTGTGCGGGATGATCCGCGACACCGTGGCGATCATCCGGTCGAGGGTGACCGCGGCGGGGCAGACGGCGGTGACCATCCCGGCCCGGTTCGGGTAGGCCCGGAGCAGGAAGCTCTGGTCCATCGANTGGTCGCCGTAGAGCACCTGGCCGGTGGCCGAGTACCGCCGCAGGTAGCTTTGGGTGGCCCGCTTGCCGAGGATGCCGATGAANCAGTGTTCGGCGTCCTGCCATTCGAGGACGTCCCACAGGTCGTCGTCGCTGGTGGTGTGACGGTCGATGAACTCGGCGACCTCGGGGTAGAGCGCCTTGAGGTGCTGGGGGGACCGGCCGTAGACGAAGGCGATGTCGCGGGGTGCCCGGATCTCGTCGGTGCCCATCGGTTCCGGGTAGGTGAGCATCGGGTCCCGGGTGACGATCCGGGCGCGTTTGGCCTCGTGGTCGGGTTCGACGAACAGGCAGAAGGTGCCGTAGCCGTAGAGCTGCCGGTAGCCCTTGGCGAGCCGCAACGGCAGGTGCGACTCGTAGTAGGTGGCCCCCCAGGCTTCTTTGCGCAGCTCGGCTCGTCGCCGATGTGATTGCGCGGTGGGGTCGACGGCGGGTGCCCACAGGGACGGGAGGGTGTCGTTGGCCCGGGTGGCGAAGCCGTCGACGGCGTCGGAGATGATCTGGGCGGCGAGCGCCGGGAACTCGGGTTCCCCCTCGACGTCGTGGAGGGGGAACACGATCGCGTTGTTGTAGCGCTCGGCGACGTCCATCATCTGCCGCTTCACGAGCGTGTCGGTGAGGCGGCGGTGGTGGACGGTCTCGACCGCGCGGTGCCAGGCGTCCTCGTAGCGGCGATAGCGGTCCGGGACCGGCATCGCTCAGTCTGCGAGGATGGCGCCCCCGACGCCGCCGTCGGGCCGCGGCGGGCTGGCGGTGCGGTGGCCGACGGGCCGGCGCCGCATCGAGGGGGTCTGCGCGACCTCGCCCGGGCGGTACTCCTGGCCGCCGGACTCGGCCCGGCTGGTGTTGACGGTACCCGCGGGTGCGTGGTGGCGGGCGGGTCGCACCCGGTGGGGCTTGTGCGTGGGGTTCGGGTCGATCGCCATGCGCTACTTCCCCTTCTTCTTGGCTGCACCCTTGGCGGCCTTCTTGGCCGCCTTCGCTGCACCCTTGGTGGCCTTCTTGGCGAACTGGCCGAGTCGGTACCCGCCGCGGAACCGGCGTGCCATCACGTCTCCTGTCTGAACTCGGACACAGGATGTGCGGACCTAGCGTACCCCGACGGGGTATCCGCGTGGCGATGGTCGCCGGTGTCCCCTCCCCCACCGGCCGGACATGTCCCCGGGCCGCCACGGTGTGCCACCGACGTGCCAGCTCGGGTCTTCCCCCTCGCGGCGCTGCTTCTTGCGCTTGCGCTGCCACCCGAGCCAAGTGAACCAGAGCGCCATGACGAGGTCCTGGCGGAGCAGTTTCGGGTCGATGTTGGGCCGCCAGGCGAGCAGCTCGGCCCGCAGCGGCTCCATCGCCCGCCGGCAGTCGTCGGTGGCGTCGGGGAAACGGATCTCGCCCTTGATGAACGAGCCGGCCATCGCCCCGACACCGAAGGTGAAGTCCCACTTGTTGGCGCCGGTCTCGTGCTCGACGACGCGGAACCCGAAGGTGCGGGCCAGTTCCCGGAGCCGGTCGTCGCGTGCGAGACCCCGCTGCTGGCTGTTGCGTTCGACGACGAGCTCGGTGAACCCGAGCCGGCACATGCCCCGGATGATCTCGAAGATGTCCTCGTTGCGGGCCAGGCCGTAGTCGACCCGGGCGGCGAGGATGCGGAACTCGGTGGCGGTGGTCTGCGCGACGACCATCGCGTTGCCGCCGCCGAGGGCCGGGTCGAGCCCGGCGATGGTGAGCGAGACGAGGTGCGGGTCCCGGACCCCGTAGGTGAGGTTCGGGTCCCGGGCGGCGTCCAGCATCTCCTCGGTGAAGGTGTTCGCCCCCGCGGTCTGCGGGGCCATCATGTAGGCGGTCTGCCACGCTTCTTCGCCGACGATGGCTCGCTTGTCCTCGAGCGCGTCGATCGGCCACATCTCCGGGCAGTACGAGTTGCCGTGCTCGTCGAGGGCGGGGATCTGCACGACCCGCATCATCCGGTCGGGGATCTCGGCGGCGAGCCGCTCGTAGACGTCGCCGACGCCGACCCGGGTGCCGATGATGACGATGCGGCCGTTGCGACCCGGCCGGGAGAAGAACGTTTTGCGGAGCCGGTCGAGGATGCGGTCGGTGTCGCCGATACCTTCGGCGGACTGGATGTCGTCGAGGATCAGCCAGTCGCAGCGGGCACCGTAGATCTTGGAGCGCCAGCCGGCGATCTGGAAGGTGTAGTCCTTGCGGCCCGACGCCTTGGAGACCCGGATGTAGCTGGCGTTCCAGGGCTTGTCCCGGTCGAGGGTCGGGTCGCGGAAGGGGCCGTAGCGGGCCACCCACTCGGGGATGTGGGCCTCGTAGCTGGTGTCGGGGTCCTCGTAGTCGGGGTTGGTCATCCGCTCCTTGACCATCGAGAGCACCTTCGCGGCGGGGCTCTGGCTGTCGACGGTCTCGGAGACGTAGAGGATGCGGGTGTTGGGGTCGTGCGCGATCTGGTCGCACACCCAGTCGGTGATGAGGGTGGTCTTGCCGGCCTCGGGCGGCACGAGGATGAGGGTGATGCCCCCCGGTGGGGTGTCCTCCATCGCCTCGATGATCCGGCGCTGGTGGGTGAAGGTCTCGTAGCCGAAGTAGTAGCGGCGCCGGGTGATGAAGTCGTGGTCGACGGGGATGTCCTGGTCGATCCCGGCACGCACCCGGTCGACCCGGAGCCGGAAGTCGTCGAAGCGTTTCCGCCACACCCGGTAGGTGTTCTCGGAGATGCCGACGGCCTCGCAGGCTTCCTTGACGGTGTGCCCGGCGATCAGGTGGTTGATGAACGACTCGCGCTTGGCTTCGGCGCGGGCGAGCCGGCGCTGCTGGGAGGGTGAGAGGTGGGCGCGGGAGGGNTCGTAGTAGGAGCCGGGCNCGGGGGGTGGCACGGGCGGGGACTGGATCTCGAGGAGCCACTCGGGCTGGGGTGGGCGGNCGCGCAGCAGCTCGGCGCGCAGGGCCACCAGGTCGTCGTGGGTGTCGACGCCCCAGCCGGGCAGGTAGGCGAGGCTGGTGCCCAGGTGGTCGGTGGTGCGTTCGGTGCGCCAGCGGCGGGGTGGGTTGACCCGGACCGTCTCGTCGGCCATACCCCCGGAGGGTAGCGGGGAGAGGAGCCCGGCCCGGGTCGCGGCCCGGACCGGTGACGTCCACCCTTCGGAGAAGGACCACGTCCCGCCGTGGGACGCGCCGNGCATAGCACGTGTCCAGCCTTGGACAGGACGCGCAGAGCCCCCGCNGGCTGGGGGGCGGGGGCTCTGGGGACGCCGTCGCTGATGGTGTGCAGGGACCTCCGCTGGGAGGGGATGATGCGTGCCCCGGCCCTCGAGGCGGCAGGCAGCGAGGCCCCGGGGCCGGGGGCACGGCGTAACCACCCGGCGGGGAGTGTATCAGGCCCGTGTCCGCCAGTGCCACCTCCGGTACAGCTCGTCGAGGTCGGGTGGCGGGGCGGCCGGCCTGGGTTTGGGCCACACCCCGATCCAGCGGCCGACGGCCCAGATGGGCAGCCACAGCGGCACGTACACCGAGACGACGGCGGCGGCGACGGCGCATGCCCAGCGTGGCCAGCCGCGGTTCTCGCCGATCTCCCAGCCGACGATGAGCCCCCAGCCGTAGGCGCCGATGATCGCGGCGACGACGGCGGCGGCCATGATGGCTTCTGCCATGCTCCTCCTCTCTCAGGCGGCGTCGATGAGGCGACCGTAGGCGGCGACGAGCCGCAGGTGTCCGCGGTGGACGGCGCGGGGGGTGGGCTGGCCGCCGTCGGGGGGCGGATCGAGGCGGGTGTGGAGGACCCGCAGCACCTTGGCGGGCACTTCGAGGTGCCGGGCGGCGCAGTCGGGGCCGATACCGAAGGTGACCGACGGCGGGTCTTCGACGGGCCGGCGGCAGAAGAGGCATTTCCGGTGGGGGGCTTGGGCGGCGAGGAACCGGAGCAGGCTGACGGGGCCGAGCTCGTCGTCGGGGGTGAGGGTGTGGAGCGGGGCCTGGCCGCGGTAGTCGGTGCGGATGCCGGGGTGCGCGGGTAGGAGCGCCTCGGTGTAGCGGGCGGTGCGGCGGCGGTTGTGCCGGACCCGGTAGACGGTGCCGTCGGCCGGGTCCCGGAAGAAGCCTGTGTGCTCCGTGTCGATGATCTTGGGCATGGTTGTGTCCCCCGGTCTGAGCACAGCCTATGACACGTGTTGGGCCGAGTCCATGTGTTCTCCGGCCCAGGCGGCCCGTGCGGCCTTGGCGCCTTCGCGCACGTCCTCGAGCATCTCTTGGACCCGGGCTGCGGCCTCGGCGTCCGACACGCCGGGTGGCAGCGGGTAGCCGGGCTCGAAGCCGGCGGCCCGGACGGCTTCCANCCACTGGTCGAAGCGGCCCATCCCGGCNCGGACGCCGGCCTCGGAGGTGCGGGGTTCGGGTTCGGGCCGCCAGGTCTGGTCCCAGTCGACTCGNCGGACCGGCGGGCCGTGGCGGAGCGCGTCGATGAACTCGGCGATGGCTCGGACGGTGGGCCGGGGCCGGAGGGCGCGGGTGCGGGGGGTGAGGTTGGCTTCGGCGAGCATGAGGGCGGGGGCGCCGCGGCGCGAGGCGGTGATCCGGCCGGGGGTGTCGAGCCGGCGGGCCCGGCGGGCGGCGGAGCGCCGCTGGGTGTCGTCGAGCTGGCCGATCCAGAGGATGCGGCGGTGGGTGGCGACGGCTTCGAGGTGGTGGGCGATCTGGGCGGCGCGGTCGTCGATGCAGCCGGGGCAGGACCAGCCGCCGCCTCGGATGAAGACGCAGCCGACGACGCCGCCGCGGACGATGCCGATGACGAGCTTGCAGTCGGGCCGGTGTGGGCGCGGGTCGGCGATGTCCGCTTTCTGACTACCGGTGGCGTTGGTCATGTGTTGTGCCGGGTGTGGTGCGCGAGACGGTCGGGGGGAGGGGGCCTGGGCGTGGTGCAGGAGTTGGCCCATGTCCGCTTTTCGACTACCGGAGAACGGCGTTCTCGGTGGGTGAATGTCCGCTTTTCAACATCTAGGGATGGTATGTCGAAAAGCGGACATTTCGGCCCGGGGCCGGACAGGCGTTGTGCCGGTGTTGTGCCACGACCGGTAGTTGAAAAGCGGACATTCGGCGGGGTGGGTCAACTCTTGTGCCGGGACAGCTCCCGCTCAAGGAACTCCCGCACCGCCTGGCGGATCAAAGCGCCACGGGAAACGTCACGGGCACGAGCCAGAGCATCCAGGCGGGCCACATCCGCCGGCCTCATCATCACAGGAACACGCTTCACCTTCACACCCACAGTGTGACACGGCGCGGACAGGAGTTGTGCCACTGTCACGCACGTGCGTGGGTGGCCCCCAGCGAAGCTGGCGGGCCGGGGGGGGGATGGCACAGAATGGGTCGTTCTGTACCGGAATGGGCCGAGACTGACCGGCTTGGGCCGGCGGGGGCCGACGATGCATGAGAGTGCACGAGAATGACCGTGGACCGGGGG